TCTTGGTCAACAGCAAAAAACTCTATAGGTAAATTGTTTTGATTGTTTGAGTTAAGTATTTCTTCTAGTTCGTCTATATCGTCGACATCGTTGCTATCGTCTAGGTAGTCTTGATACTCTTCGATACTGTCGTCGAGAATTTGCTCAACCTGACTCATAAACTTTTTGTCAGGCTCTACCCGTGCTTCGACTATCTCGTAAACTTTCATATAACTATTTATTTGAAGGCTTTAAGAATGATAGTATCTGAATTAAATCTACCATTCATTTTTGTCTCAGTTGTTTTGAGATATCCAAACTGTGCTTTTAGTTTGTGTTTAGTAACCTTTTTCCAACTAGGTAGTACTTCATCTGGCTTACGAACTGTCTTTTGTACACTTCGAGTTTCGCTAAAATGTTGCAGTGTAGTTCCTTTAACTTTAAACTGTGCATGGTCTTCTGCATAGTAAATGCCTATCTTACGGTTCTTTGTATTAAACACTACTACCGCGGTTGCATCAATAATCTCACTTGGGTTAATACTAGCAATACCAAAGTCTCCATCACTAGGCTTAAACTTGAGCTTTTTAACAAGCTCCTGAGCACTTTTAACCTTAGGTTTACGAACTGCACGATTTTGTTTTTGCTCTGCTTTCATTATTTCAATAGCATCAAACAGTCTCTTATAAAAGTCTACAAGTTCTTTAATTTGAGATTTGCTATATGAACTGTAGCCTTCAGCAAGTTGTTCCTGCATGTCGTCACGTTTCTTAGGTGTAGGAAGATCAACTAGTTCTAACAGTTCTTCATAACTACCTGTATACCAGTTTGTTACAAAACGTAGGTGCCCAAGATTAATTTGATTTTTCTTAAACATTTTAATTGGGTGTACATCTTTTAGCGGATTCTTTTTAGGGTCACGCATCCAATTGTCTAACCATTCGTCTAATTCACCTGTTTTTTCTTCAGCCGCTTCTTGTAAACGTTCTTGTATACTAGGTATGTATACATTTTTTGTTGTAGATTTTTTCTCTTCAACAATAAGTTTTCCTGCTTCTACAAGTTCGGTAATTTTAGGTTTAATGTAATCTGTCATAGGAGCAATATCGCCACCTGTGCCAGGACATGCTTGCCAGTATTCCTGTTCCTTAGGATTATAATCAGGACAACCATCTAATAACATACGACAGTAGATACCTACTAGTCCTTCATGTTTAGCGGCTTTCTTTGCATTTGAGATATCTGATCTAGTGTAATCATTTTGTTTCATCCAGGTAAACAAATGTTCTATATTTTCATTATGTTTGTAGTTCATATACCAGAAATCATTATTATGACGTTTTAGCCTATGGAACTTATCACCAGATAAATTTTCCCATCCTTCAAATCCAGGTGCTTGCAATCCACGCTTACTAATACGCTTTAGTGGCGTTTTCTTTTTAACTGCTCGACCTGTAATTTTATTCACTCTAGCCATAAGAGTCTCCTCAAAATGTTTCTGTGTCTATATACGATTATATACGATTATATACGATTTGTCAACCTTGTAAATCTACGAGTTCCCAAACTTTGTGTTTATATCTCCGGTGCTATCATCATAACAGTATCCGTCTGTTGCATTGAACTCTCCTTTGATTGTTTCTAAAATAAAGTTACATTGTTCTAATGTTTGTAGACCATACACAGCCGTTGCATCCAATGTCATGTCCATGTCAGTTGACAGTAATAAGAATATGAATATTGTCTTCACTAGTATTTCCTTTGAAGTTTTCTTAATAGCATAACACTTTTTACTTATTTGTCAACCTCATAGATTTACGATAAATAACTGTATGCCAAGATTAAGTCTATATAAACCGACCAAAACTAACGATTATCACTACATGGATAGAACTATCCGTGAACAGTTTGACGTAGGCGGAACAGGTGTACATGTACACAAATACTTAGGACCAGCGGTAACTGCTGATAAAAACGATCCTAGTCAGCCTAATTACATCGACGGTAGAGAAATAGATCCACTTAGTGGAGAATTTATAAATGTTGAAGGTATATTAAACGAAACAAAAGTACAAGACTTATTGTTTATGGAAAATAGAGATCGCAAATATGATCCTGACATTTACGAAATGCGTGGCGTTTATAATGTACAAGATACAGATTTTGATCTTACACAGTTTGGACTTTTTCTCAGTAACGATATGTTATACATGACATTCCATATGAATCAAATGGTAGAAATAATGGGTAGACGTTTAATGCCAGGAGACGTACTAGAGCTTCCTCATCTTAGAGATGCATTATTGTTGAATGCAGATAAAAAAGCAATTAACAAATACTATGTTGTAAATGATACAAACCGAGGGGCAGAAGGATTTAGCCAAACTTGGTATCCTCATATATGGCGTGTTAAACTATCACCATTGACAGACAGTCAAGAATACTATGATATACTTGGAGATGGAAAAGATAGCGAAAGTCTTAAAAATGATCTTAGTACATACAAAGCAGAATATAATATTAGTAATGCTATTGTAGAGGCGGCTGATCAAGCTGATCCAACTGGCACTAGTTTAACAGATCATTTGTTTGGATATGATGATGCTACTAGTGGTGGTATTGTAAATCAGTCCAACTCATATAGCCACGGAGAAAGTATTAACAGCGGAGATCAATTTCCGAGTAACCCAGCCGAAGGCGATTACTTTATTAGAACAGATTTTAGTCCGAATAGATTGTTTGCCAGACGAGGTAACAGATGGCATAGACTATATGATAATATTACTGGGCAAACATGGACAGATAAAACTTATAACGCTAGCAATTACATTTTTAACGAAAACACGACAGTTGTTGATGACCAAGAAACAAAAGAACAAACTGCACTTAGTGAAGTTATAAAACCACAAGCGGATAACAAATAATGGCAAGCACAAGTCCAAAACTTACAGCAGTACCTTACTTTTACGATAAACAGCTTCGTAGATATATTCAACAGTTTATAAGAATATTTGCTGGATTTCAAGTAGCTATGCATACAGATAGTGCTGGAAATGTTGTATATCAGACTGCACCTGTACGTTATGGTGATGTAAGTAGAATGGCGGCACACATTGTAAGAGAAAATTCAGAAAACATGGTACAAACTACTCCATTTATTAGTTGTCATGTAACAGGACTAGAAACTGCACCCGACAGAAGAACACTTGGTTCATATGAAGAAACTGTACCAGTTTACGAAAAGAAATTTAATGAGATAACCGGAGCATATGAAAATGAAAAAGGTCGAGCTTATAGTATAAAAAGACATCAACCTGTTCCTTACAATTTAACAATGCAAGTAGATGTATGGACATCAAATACAGAACAAAAATTACAGCTACTAGAACAAATACTAGTGTTGTTTAATCCTACACTGAATATACACACCAGTAATAATCCACTTGATTGGAGTACACTAAGCTATGTAGAACTCATTGCTAGCACTTGGAGTATGAGAGCAATACCCAGCGGAGTAGATGATATTATTGATATCAGTACAATGACATTTAATATGCCTGTGTTGATTAACCCACCTGCTAAAGTACAAAAACAAACTATTATACACACCATAATTGATAACATAAACGACACAGACGAAGCAGGTTTAGATGCTCTAAGAGCAGGTCAAAGTTATGTTCCATTGTTTACAAGTTATAAAGTTGTTACACTAGATAATTTCAAAATGCGTTTTACAATGGACGCTAGTGGCAATGGTTCTGCACAATTATTGAGTGAAAGTGGTACTAACAGTAATGCTAATGGTCTATTGATTTGGGAAGATATTTTTAAACCTTTTGGAGAATTTAGAGACGATATAAGTCAACTGAGATTAAAGCAAACAGACAATCCAGGAGACACAAGCGGAGACATAATTGGCAACATAAAAGTAAATCAAGGAAATCCTAATTTACTTGACATTACTATGGATACTTCAACCTTCCCCGCTAATACAGTACAAGCTGTTGATGCAGTGGTTAATCCACAAGCTAACCAACCCGGAGACGGAACAATTACTGCGGCGGCAGATGGCGATAGATATTTGCTTACAGAAGATGTTGCAGGCGGAGCAGGTTGGTTAGGCAGTAGTGCAAAGAAACATGATATTGTACAGTACAGCTTAGGAACAAATCAATGGGATATTGTTTTTGATGCAAGTGTTAATGGATCTACAGTACAACATACAACAAATACAACTACTGCCGATAGACTAAAATACAACGGCACAGAGTGGGTAAATGCATTTGAAGGCACTTATAACCCAGGATTTTGGCGAATATACCTATAATGATACAAGCAAGCGGTTGCTGTTTTCTTGCCTTAGACACAGGCAGAATCATGCTACAACAAAGAAGTAAACGAAGTAGTCACCCATTGACTTGGAGTTTTTGGGGAGGCAAAGCTGAGAAAAAAGAACGTCCTATCGAAACACTACTCAGAGAATGTAAAGAAGAAATGGGACCATTACCCGATATTGCTAAAGTACACCCACTACATACTTTTCTAAGTGATGATAAAAAGTTTACTTACAATACGTTTTGTATAACAGTATTTGAAGAATTTATACCTAGTTGTAATTATGAAAGCAGTGGATATAGTTGGGTAAGCATAGACTGCTGGCCCAAGCCATTACACAGAGGTGCTAGAGTTGTATTATCAAATAAACAACTTGTAGATAAACTGGTAACTATATACGAACGTGAAAAAGATCAAACTGATTTGCCAAATTGGCTAGACAGCTTTTAGTTTGGTTATTGTATTTGTAGTGCTTTGATTTTCTACAGTTGGTATAATTATAACTTCAGCTAGCTCGTTACCAACTACAGTATCAACAGTGTAGTCACCACCTTTGGTTATAATGTTAGGTCGTATTCTCTCTATTAATTGTTGTGGTGTATCTTCATCAAATAAAATAACTTCATCGACAAAATCTAAACTCTCAAGTACTACTTTTCTATCAGTTTCGTTATTGATTGGTCTAGTGTCACCTTTTAATCTTTTGACACTAGAATCAGTATTTAACCCTACTACAAGATGCTCTCCGAGTGCTTTACTAGCTTTAAGCATTTCTACATGTCCTCTGTGTAACAAATCAAAACAACCATTTGTAAACACAACTGTAGGGCGAGGATCCAAGTCTTTCCAATGCACCACATAAACACCATTGTGTTGTACACTTATACCAGCACCTTTGTTAGCCATCTCACAGGCAAACTCTAAACTTTCACCCGAGTCTAAAAAATATGACATCACTGCTAAAAATGTATCACCTGCACCTGTAACATCATATACATCTTGTTTTTGCGTTGGGTAGTGTACGCCATTTATCATATAGCCATCTGCACCCATTGTTACAACCATATCAGTTTTAACACCATTATTATATTCTTCATATTCTTTTTTATTAGGTTTGATTACATCAGCACCTGTATATAAATCTAAATGTTGTTTAGGGTCGACAATTACATAACAGTTATTATCTTTAAGTATTTTTATCAAACGTTGCGAATCTTGTATAGTGCCTTTGTTGTAATCACTTATTACCACTGTAGAGTTATGCACACGTTTTTTAACATAATCAAACAATGTACTATTATCTATTGTTTGTTCTCTATCAATCCTAGTAATATAGTGTTTGTCAGCATATATTCTTTGCTTTAGTGGCATGTGTGTGCAAAACAGCTCTACGGGCCAATCAGTAGTGTCATTTCTATAACCTATTAGGGTTACATCATCTGTAAGGCTTTTTATGTTATTGTAAACATTTCCTGCTCCGCCTAATTTACGTTCTGTCTTTTCGTGTTTTACAACAGGTACTGGTGCTTCTGGACTAAGCCGTGTGCTTGTGCCATAAACATATTCATCTATAATAATATCGCCTATTACTACAATCACAAATTTTCCTCTACAAATTGATCAGGAGATTTAAAGTTGTGATTAATAAGTGTATCCAATTGATTGTTATCACTACATGTGTACATTTGATAAATTCCTTTAAGGTCATCTGGAATTGGTATATATTCAATAGTAGCATTGTAATGACTTGCTATTAACTTTGCCCAGTATTCAAATGTATATGTAGTACTTGTACCAAGATTACAAATAAAACTTTCGTCGTGTTGTAAACACTGATACATAACATGTACTACATCATCAATGCATACAAAATCACGCTGTACTTTTTCACTACCTTCAAATATTTTTATAACACCTGTGTCTTTCGCTTGTTTAATAAAGTTTGTATATGGACTTCCCATGCCTACAGATTGTTTGTGGCTTTCTCTATTACCGTACACATTAAAGAATCTCCAGCTTTGTATTTTACAACCAACAGTATTTCTAAAAATATTGTCACAAATCAACTTACTACTGGCATATAAATTTTTAGGAGCTTCATTAACTGGGTGCTCTTGTGTAGTAATATTATCTCCATAAACACTGGCACTACTAGCAAATACCATTGTATTACATTTGCTTACTAGTTGCCTTGTATATGCCACATTGCTAGAATATATCTTATTCCAATCTGTTTCCTTTGTACTACTATTCGCACCTATATGCCATACAACATCGCTCTTATCTATATTTGCTTCTAATAGTTCACTAGGACTTATCATATCTTCAAAACGTAAATATGCAAGATTTTTTGTTTTATCCATAGAAAGATTATCTACCAGTAAGATATCTTCATGTCCTTGTTTGTTTAAATGAGCAACTAAATTACTTCCAATAAATCCAGCCGCACCTGTGACGATATGCATTCTTCACTCCTATTTTGTTTAATTATATAGCACACAATATATCTTGTCAACAATTAACTATAAATATAATTATGTTAAAGTACATCAAAGAATGGATCAAAGACTGTAACTCAACTACCAAAGAAATGAATGAAATGGGATACTTTACAATAAGCACGTGGTTTGGATCCTACACATATGTTGATAAAGAAATGTATAAAGAATATCATGATAGACAAAAACAAATTTCAGGACATTGTAAACAACTTAAAGAGTAGTGGAAATTACAGAGTATTCAACGACATACTCAGAGAACGCGGAGAATATCCACAAGCAATCTATTACGGTCCTTACAATATAAAAAACATTGTTAACTGGTGTAGCAATGATTACCTGGGCATGGGTCAACACAAAGTTGTATTAGATGCAATGCACACTGCACTTAATCAAACCGGAGCAGGCAGTGGAGGTACTAGAAACATCGGAGGTACCAGTCATTATCATGTTGCATTAGAATACGAACTGTCGAAATTACACAACAAACCGTCGTCTTTGTTATACTCCAGTGCTTATGTTGCCAATGAATGGACACTAATTGCACTTAGTAAAATAGTAAAAGACATTGAATTTGTAAGTGATAGCAAAAATCACGCTAGTCTTATACAAGGCATTAGACACAGTGGTGCACCTAAACATGTATTTGAACACAACGACATGAATAGCTTAGAGCAAGCACTAGCCCAAGTACAAGGCACAGCTTGTATTGTGTTTGAAAGTGTATACAGCATGGACGGTTATACTAGCAAGCTAAAAGATATAGTCGCACTTGCTGAAGAATATCAAGCTATCACATATTGTGATGAGGTACATGCTGTTGGATTATATGGCGCTACTGGTGCTGGTTACTTAGAACTACTTGGATTACAGGATCGTGTAGACTTTGTAAATGGTACACTGGGCAAAGCATTTGGTTGCCAAGGAGGCTATGTCACCGGAGATGATGTTGCTATAGATGCAATTAGAAGTGTAGCAAGTGGTTTTATTTTTACCACCAGCATGAGTCCGGTTATATGTGCAGGAGCATTGAGTAGTATAAAATATTTGCGTAGTGAGCATGGAGTTGAACTGCGTGAACAACATCAAAATCGTGCAACAAGACTAAAGAAAATACTAAGACACAAAGACATAAACATGATAGAAAATGATACACATATTGTTCCTGTTATAGTTGGAGATCCTGTACGTTGTAAACAAATAAGTGATACATTACTAAATGATCACAACATTTATGTACAGCCAATTAACTATCCAACTGTGCCAGAAGGCACAGAACGTTTAAGATTTGCACCAACACCAATGCACAGCAACGCAATGATTTCGGATCTTGCAGAACGATTAGAGGAAGTATTATGAGCGAAATATGGGATAAACTTATTGATTGCGAACAAAAGATTATTGCAAAATGTGCTAGTTTAGGCAAAGAAAATTTTGACGATCCAGAGTTTGATTGGTTAAACAGAGTATTCAAAGGAGATCATTTTAGACGAGCTCATATAGACAGTGTAGATGCTAGAGATTCAAAAGGGTTGTATATGACTCATATATGTGTGTTTCCAAACTTTGACAATGATGCACCTATATATGGGTTTGATATTATTGCAGGTAAAAACAAAGTTACTGGTGCTTTCCATGACTATTCCCCTACAGTAGATTGGCATCATCCTATGTGTTTATTGTTTAGAGATTGTGTAGAAGATTTAGAATGGAAAAAACAACGTGAACTACCTCC